TAGCCTGTACTGTTTTATCGGTCATATCGTTCCCACGGTTAATTTGTACAAACTCCATCAACTCCAGTGCCTCTAAATATTCATCTGTCGGCAAAAGATTGTGCTTAATGCACAGCTCTGCCAATAGCATGATTAGTCGGCACTGGTCTGGTGTGATTTGCATGGTTGAATGGTGCGCTTTGATTCTTACGCTTTGCTTACAAAAGGTGCCAGTGACAGCTACTACCCTGTCGGCCACACATTAAAGAATTAACCAAAACAATGGTGTGTGGCTTTTACTGGCGTAAAACTTACTTAATCACCAGACGCTGAGACTGCACCAGCTTTGCGCCTGGAACATCGTCACCAGCTTGCAACGCTTCTTTGATGCGTGCTTTATCAGGTGCAGCCACGGGCGGTTTTGGCGCTGGTGTGCACCACAGTTCTTTTGGCAAACTGAGCGGGTCAAACACCTCCACGGCTACCGGGTTGTTTTGAATGCTGATGGCAAACAGTGGGCATTCAATCTTTGTAATGCCAGTGCGTTGCATGTTGTCCAACAAATACTTGCGTACACCAGCCGCTACAGCAGCGCGGCGTGCTTTCAGGCCTGTCAAACGGGCTATCTCTGCATCAATTGCGCCATCATGGGCGGTTGCCCCGCGTGCAACAAATTCAAGCGCCTGAGCCTTGTCTTTGAATTCGTCAACAATGCCGCTGGCCTCGATAGTGTCGTCAATCGTGGCAAGGTCAAAATCACCGTCTGCCAGCGTTTCGGCTAGCTTTATATATTCGTTGCTGATGTTGTAAAGGGCTGTCATATTCTTCCCTAAAAAGGTATATCATCGTCCATATCGTCAAAACCTAACGACGGCTTTGCTGTAAAGTTCGGCGCTGCTGCACCTGGTGCTGCTTTTATAGGGCGATGGCGCAAGCGTGCAACCATCTTCCCCAATTGCTCAGGGCTAGTTTTCTTGTCCAAAATCTCGCTGGCTGTCAGTTCTGTTTTTGCTTGGAATACGCCTTGCAAAACCATGCGCGTTTTGAGTTCGCCCGTGGTGCTTGCGTAATCCTCTGTTTCCAAAAGCAGGCCAACAGGCTTGTTGCACAGTTCAGGAAAAATGCTTCCAGGCTGCGCAATGTCTTTCTTTTCTTCGGCATTCCAGTGCATCACTTGACCCGCAACAGGCTTAATGCCGCGCAAACTCATGCAGGTCATGATTGCCATAAGCGCCTGATAACCCATGATTGTCGTGCCGTCTGACTTCTTGGTGTACAGGCTGATGCGAGTTTTCTGTCCAGCATCAGATTCAAAAGTCAGGGCAACGCCCTTAGTCCCGGTCTTGGCTGTAATGTCTTCAGCTTGAATGAATTTGCCGTTGTACTTGCCGATTTCCTTTATCTGATTTCCGGTGCTGTCTGCTTTACGCGCTTCGTTTGTGTCGAGTTGGTAGTCCATTTTTAAAGTGCTTTCTATGTTGTGCTGTTAGGCGGGTTGGTTAAGTTGGTAAAAACTGCAGATGGTTTGATCTACAGCGGCGAGATCGTTGTCAATATGTGAGTCGGAGAACATGCCCATTGGCGACTTTGCGCAGTCCTGCCCATTGGTTTGGGTGGTGAATTTGTAGTTGCCGTTAATCACCTCAGTTCGCAAAACGATGGTGAAAAAACCTTCTGGGACAATGTGCTGGTCAACCAACTTGCCCACGGTTTTCATGCGGACTTGCCCAAAATCATCGGTCTGGGTGTGCGCCAAGATGTAGACGCGGCGGTGTTCAGCCAAAGCGCCAGCGGTGTTGAAAATGTCCCAAGCGTGCTTGCCAATATCAGTAAATTTGTCGTAGCCCTTTTCGCTGCTACGGTTCATCAGTTCGGCAACCATGACGGCCTGATAGTCGTCAATCACAAATACGTCATGCGGTGAGCTGCGCATGAGTTTTTTGATCTCCAAAGGGTCAACGGTCTGGTAAACATTGCCAGCCGTTTTCATGTTTATCCTGCGTTTCCAGCCATCAGCTTTAAATGGCAGCGGTTTTTTAATGCACTGAATCAGGAATGTTTTGGCCGGGTCTAAGTTGCGTAGGCTGGTTGATTTGCCTGTCCCGCTGCTGCCCAAAATAAGTGTTGCAATTGACATTGTGTTTTCCTTTGTGTTGAATGTGTTGAATGTGTTGAATTAAAATTACTTTTCCGAGCCAGCCTTGACCATCAAAGCTGTCGTCCTGTTCTTGAAGCGCCTGGACTAAAACGCCTGTTTTGCTCATGGTTTTCTTTCAGTGTGGTTAAGCGTTACGAACGACCCAGATGACAAACATCACGGTCGAGAAAATACCGAGGCACCAGGCCAATGGGGTAGGGGTGTAGCGGACTTTGGTGTGCTCGATTTCGTAGTCAGGTTCAAACGTGCGGCGAATCGGTGCGCTTGGCACTTCATGCTTATGGGTGTCCACGGCGCGGCCACCTTCATTGGTGTTCAAAATGGTCATGCCGGCCTCGCTGAAATAGTTTCTGCGTCGGGGAAGATGTCAAAGCCCAGCACAACGGCATGGCTTGAGCTGGGGGCCAGGACGGTGATGCTGCCCTGGCTGGTGCGAATGGTGTATGGCTTCATGTGTTCTTTTTGGTCGCGGTCAATCTGACCAAGCATTTCACAATCAAGCAAGTCCAGCAAAACATCCAGCGCCAGTGTTTTCATAGCCATAGTTGTACTCCATAGCAAATTGCAAAAATAATCAAAATAATCACGCAAGCAATGACAACCGGGCGGTCAGCATTGGGACGCCGCCAGCCTTCGGTACAGCTTGAGCGGTCTGATGGAAACGCATCGGCCAGGGTGCGGGGGTAGCGGCGGGAGGTGTCGTAGTTCATGCTGCCATCCCATACCGAGCATCAAGCTCAAGGCGCTCTGGATAGCGGCGGCGCTCTTGCTGCTGCTCAAGATATGCGGCCTCGACTTGTGCGTCTTTCAGGTCTTTTTCAGCCTTAGACAATTGGTCTGCCCAATCCTCGATTGACCATGACATATAGTTGCAGATTGGGTCATCTGCATAGTGCGCGTGCTGGTCGTGCAAGAAAGCAATAAGCTGCTTTGGCGACAGCTTTGGGCTTGGTGCTGGCGTGTTCATAATGCGGCCTTCGCAGCGCCACTCAGATCAGCGCCACGCAGATCAGCGCCAACCAGATCAGCGCCACCCAGAACAGCACCGCCCAGATCAGCACCGCCCAGATCAGCGCCACTCAGATCAGCGCCACGCAGAACAGCGCCACGCAGGTCAGCGCCACTCAGATCAGCGCCACGCAGATTAGCGTGATGCAAATAAGCATCACTCAGAACAGCGCCACTCAGGCCAGCGCCACGCAGATCAGCGCCACGCAGATTAGCGTGATGCAAATAAGCATCACGCAGAACAGCATCACGCAGAACAGCACCACGCAGATCAGCACCACGCAGGTAAGCGTGACTCAGATCAGCACCACTCAGATCAGCGTGACTCAGATCAGCACCACTCAGATCAAGGCGCGGACGTTGTGTAACCGCTTTTTCAAGCGCGTAGCGGATTGCAAAGACGCTCGGCACATCAGCCGGTACTTCGCATTCAAATAATACTTTGCTGGCATCCCAGCGGCTTACGATTTGCATTTTCATTGCTGCTCCTGTTATGCCGCTGCAATTGCGACGACTTGTGATAATTTTGCCAACAATTTAAAAAAAGTATCTAGGGGTTTTCCCTAGTTGACATTAAATAAATTAGTTTGACAATTTAGCGCATGAACACCTACACACAACACGAGCAGGCTAGCGGCTTACTGCTTTACAACAGTGCCAGGACGCTTGCACGCGAATATGCACCTCCGCAAGATCAAGATGCCGCAACCATAGCCCTGCTGCTAGAGGCGCTGGTTCTTGCTGGTGGCGAATCTTTTATTAAACCAACTGAGGAGTGAAAAATGTTAAAACAGCAAGCCATGCTGCCCAACGACTACAGCCGCTGCACAGGCACGAACTGCGACCGGGCTACCCAGTGCCAGCGCTTCACCGACAAAGGCACTGGCGACCGTATCAGCACGCACGACGCGGCGTACGGCTGCATTGGCTTTATCGAGGTTGTGAAACCTGTTAAACAAAAACCCGCGCATGGCGTGTTTGGAAACAAATACGGATTGATATGACATTTATTGTTGGACAGGAGCTGTTTTGGGTTTGGTCAAACCTATCAAAAACTAATCAACTTGTGACTGTTACAAAGGTTGGTCGCAAGTGGGTAGAACTGTCAAACTTTTACCGCTTTGATATTAAGACAGGCTGGGGTGATGGCAAAGGCCGTTCTTCGCCGGGACGCATTTATTTAAGCGAGGCCGCTTATGATGCCGAGCAATTGGCTGATAACGGTGTGTGCCTCGCTTTTCTCAGGTTGAAAAGCCTTATGCAGCGTTCGGCCCCAAAAAAGGGCGTAAAAATTGAAGACATTTACGAGGCGGCGCGTTTGCTTAACTTGCATGATGCTAATGATTACATAAACATTCAATCGATAGGGTATGTATGACTAAGCCACATTGGGAAACCATTTCAGAGCTGGCCGACCGCTTGGCTGCGGCTGGCATGGTTTCAAACGCTGACATCAAAGACCTGCGCTGCGCTGCTTACCAGCTTGAATTGTGGTTCAGCACATTGCAAGAACTTCGCGAGGAGTGCGAGGCCGCACGTATCAAACGATATGAGCACGACACCGCACTGCAGGCCTTGTCTGATGTGTTTTTTCACTCTGCAAAGTTTGCCAGGCAAGAGATGACGGTGGACGCATTTGCTACAGGTGTGCGAGACAAAGCTGGTTTTAAAAACATTATGGCGACGGCGTATGGCCTGGACTCTATCGGTGCCGCATTACCTGCGAAAAAGAGCCGTAAACAAAAAGAGGTGACGGCATGACTAAGTTTGATAAAGATGGCTACGGTTTTTTATTGAAGTTTGTACGCAAAACAAAAGGCCGGCCTTTTTGCTCTGAGGAAGTAACACTTGCTGCGATTAAGGCTGGCATTGCCCCCCCGGAATTACGGCACTGGGGCAAGATATTTACTCAAGCCGCAAAGGACGGCTATATCAGCCGCTGTGATGTGCAGTTTCGACGCACATTAGGTAATGGAACTTTGACTTTGGGTTGGGTTGCAGCTTGACACGCATTAAAAACTTGGTGTAACATTGTGATTCAGAACCTGGCTAGAAAGGGAGTAATTACCCTTTCGAAAAGCGAACTCACCCGCCTGCCAGTGCTTCTTTTTAGGTGAGACTTGGTGTAGAAAAATGACAATTGAAGAATTAGAGCAGCACTTTAAAGAATCTGGTTCTTTGATGGCTACCGCATTGATGCAATACGAGCTGTCTGGCTGCTTTGCAGACCGAGGCGAGGCCGATCAATACAAAATCCGCATGGAGCAGGCTATTGCAGAGCGCGCAAAGCGAGAGGTAAAAAATGGCGGGTGACTGGATTAAGATGCGCGCCGATTTGTTGACGCATCCGAAAATTGTCCGCATTGTGTCCGCATTGCAAGCGGACAAGCTGCGCGTAATTGGCGGACTTCATGCGGTCTGGTGTTTGTTTGACGCGCATTCAATTGACGGCACTCTTGACGGTTACACATCAAGCGCCCTTGACGATTACATCGGATGGCCGGGGTTTTGCGCCGCAATGATTAAGGTCGGCTGGCTTGAAGAAAACGGTGAAAGCCTTGCTACGCCTAGGTTCGACGAGCATAACGGTCAATCTGCCAAGCGCCGGGCAACTGAAACCCAGCGCAAAAGGATTGCAAGAGATGTCCCGGAAATGTCCGCATTAGTTGCGGACAAAAAGCGGTCTAGAGAAGAGAAGAGAAGAGAAGAGATTAATACAACACCTAACGGTGTTGTGGCAACCAAACTCCCAGCGAACAAATGCCCGGTTGATTTTAAAGTTACATCCGACATGCGGATGTGGGCAAAAGCTGAATGCCCTAATGTCGATGTTGACCGCGCAACAGCAAAGTTTTGCGATCACACGTTTAAAAACGCCATCACGGATTGGCCTGCCACTTGGCGCAACTGGCTTCGTAGCGAATTTGAACGCGCTACGCCAGTAGTGTCAAAATCAAACACAAGCAAATACGCCGGGGCTGCAAAAGCCATTTGGGGTGACGACGAATCAAGGACGATCAATGCTTAAACTTATTTCGCCAAACATCGAGGACTTTAAGCCTCAAGCAGCCGAAACCACGCAGGGTACGGCAAACAACGTATTTAAGGGTTTTCACGGCTTTTACGGCAATCTTTTTTTGTCCAAGTTTGTCAACGGGCAGGCCGACGCAAGTGGTGTAGATCAGGGTGTTGTAAGCGCACGCGCCATCTGGTCGCACGGACTGCGAGATTTTGACCTAGCAACAGTCAAAACCGCCCTTAGCCGCACGATGGACGCTCACCCTGAGTACCCGCCCACGTTGCCGCAATTCGTGGCTCTGTGCAAGGCTTGCGCCCCGCGTCAGGCGTATCAGCACCCGGTAGCAATTTCCATGAGCGCAGAGCTACGCGCCCAAAGGTCAAAAGCAGCCCGTGAATCTGCATTGTTGGCAATTACACCAACACCAGCAAAGAAAGAGCCGCTTATTGGCCTGCCGCTGTTAAAGCAGCTTATTGCCCAGGCTGTCGGCTTGGCTGGTGGTGATGAAGCAAAAACACTGATTCGCCTTGATCGTGAATTTAATCAACAAGGAATCCCAGCATGACCTTACGCGACAACTTAAATCAGCAAAAAAAGAAGGCGCACGAGCTGCTAGACCTAGCAAAAGCAGGGGGCAATGTCAGTGCTGCGATGGTGGCATGGGCGCTGGTGATTTTGGGAGATGTGGTGTGACCTACACCAGAAAAGTCGTAATTGGCGATGCAACGCTGTACGAGGGTGATTGCATGGATATTCTGCCTACGCTGGGCAAGGTTGACGCGGTGATTACTGACCCGCCTTATGGCCTAGGTAAAAAAATGCAGGGCGGCACATGGGGCATAAAGCAGAGAGTGCATAGAGAAATGCTCGATTGGGATAAAACACCGCCAGAATCTATTGATTTGATAAAAATCATTGAAAAAACAGAAAAGTCTATTTTGTGGGGGGGTAATTATTACCAACTGCCGCCGAGCCGTTGCTGGTTAGTTTGGGACAAGCAAAACGCGGTGCCGAGCATGGCTGATTGTGAACTTGCTTGGACTTCTTTCGACGCGAATACTAAAAGGATTAGCCTACCAGTAGGCCGAACTACAAACGGCCACCCTAGCGAAAAGCCGCTGGCTCTTATGAAGTGGTGCATTAAACAAGCAGGCAACCCCCAAACCATCCTCGATCCCTTCATGGGCAGCGGAACAACAGGGGTAGCCGCCATCCAGCTAGGCCGCAAGTTTATCGGCATAGAGCGCGAACCCAAGTATTTCGACATTGCCGTGAATCGCATAGAGCAAGCCGTAGCCCAAGGCCAGCTATTTGCACCAGAACAACCCAAACAATTACAGGAGGCTTTGCTGTGAATGACCTGCACAGACTGCCAAACCGCAACGATAACGCAAGGCTGCTGGCCGCAATACAACAGTCCCAGCTGCAAATATTGCGCGGCGCGACTGATACAGCGGCTGGGCAAGTTGCGCACGCCGACAACGGAACAGATAACGGCACGCCGCCGGGCGGTACTGACCGAGGCGATAGCGCAGGGGCACAACGAGCAGGATGTGCGCGAGCTGGCGAAGGCCAAAACAATGGCGGTGCAGCCGCTTCAAACGGAAGCTAAAAAATGAAAATCGAACTAACTGATGAGACTATTGATGTGCGAGTCGTGCTTTTATGCGGCCTGCGGGCGTGCATGGGCAGCGGCAGTTATGCGGCAGGCTGTGGCATTGATTTCATTAAAAGCAATTGGAGCGATTTGCCCGGCCAAATGCAGAAAAACATCGCGCGTGATTTGTTGAAGTGGCTTGGGGAGGAGCACCTCACCACAAACGACAAAAAACAGTACCGGGCAGAGTGGTTTGCGTTGATGCAATTCATAAACGAAAAAAGCCCCGATGTTGTGACTTGGGCGGCTGGGAGTAATTTGTGCGAACGTGAACGCATGGCGGGTGTCGATGAGTTCTTTGAGGTGAAAAAATGACTGAAGAAAAAGCCCTTGAAATACTCACGCATCATCAAAAATGGCGGCGCGGGCTGGGGGGGGATGACTTGCCGATGCTTGACCCCAAAGAGGTCGGCTTGGCACTGGACGTTGCAATTAAGGCCATGAAATTTCAGGCCAAAAAGCCGAAGGGTGCAAGCAAGTGAGAGCAGCAAAGATAGACCGCAACCAGCCTGAGATCGTGGCCGCATTGCGAAAGGCCGGGGCAAGCGTGCAGAGCTTGGCGGGGGTGGGTCAAGGCGTGCCAGATTTGCTCGTGGGCTACATGGGCAAGACTGCGCTGCTGGAGGTCAAAGACGGGCTAAAAGTCAAAAGCAAACAAAAGCTGACCGAAGACCAGAAGCCGTGGCACGCAAACTGGCGCGGTGGCACGCTGGCCACTGTGGACGGCATAGACGCGGCGCTGCGGGTTTTGAAGGCGATGACTGCATGAAGGGCACAACACCAACAAAAGCCGACAAGCAGCTATGGGACGCACTAGCCCAGCTTGGGTGCATTGCTTGTCGCAAGCACGGCAATTTCACGCCTGACGTTTCCATTCATCATATTGACGGCAGAACCAAGCCGGGGGCGCATCAGCGCGTGTTACCGCTTTGCGCTGGACACCATCAAGACGGGACCGGAATGCCTTGGTTGATAGCTGTACACCCTTACAAAGCAAGATTTGAACAAACCTACGGCAAACAGGCTGATTTATTGGCTGAGTGCATGGGCATGATCGGGTAAACACCTAGAAAATAGTTTGCAAATAGTTTTTGTAGTGCAAATATTGGTATATGATAGAGCCATCAACAACTTAATGAGATTTTAAAATGTCAAAATTTACTACGCCAGAACTGCAAAAAGCTCTGATCGCATTACGTGACCGCACAGACGCGGCAAGCACGGCGGCGTATTACATGACATTTGACGAACTTGCTAAGCGCATGGGTGATGATTTTGATGTGTGGTGCGATACATGGTACTAAAAGCCCCGGACTGGCAAGGCATGGCTAATCGGGAAGCCAGAAAAGCTGTGCGACAAGCCTATAAAACGGGAGGCACTGTAGGCTATCCGCTTGCAAGATTGCTTGAATTGAAAATTTCCCTCAAAGTTTTAAGGGCGGTTTATCGTGGCAAATGAAAAGCGCAAACCCGGCAGGCCAAGCAAGCCGCCCACGCAAACAGTAAGCATAAGGCTGTCAAAAGCCCAGCACGCCGGCTACATTGAGCGCGGCGGGGCTAGGTGGGTTAAACGGCTTATTGATGAATTAATGGAAGCTAAACGATTGATTGGAGCGGTATGACCATTAAACCAACATTTACGGGTGAAATGCAGCTTGCAGGGTGGAGCGAGTCGCACACCAGCGGATGCAAAGTTACGTTCTGGCTGTCATCACCCGAGGAGCTGGAGGCGTTCCGGGCGCTGACTGTCCGCAAGGGCAACACCGCAGGGCATCGGTTCATGGCCGCGCTGGTCGAGATTGGGGACGATGAAAAACCAGTGCAAGAGCCGCCAAAAGAGCCTATTGGCGATGCTTGCAGGCGTGCTGTGATGTGGTGCAAAGACCCGCAGTTCTGGCGCTGGATTGAATTAAATGATTTTGTAATCGGCCAAAAAATCGCATCCGAGGAGCAGGCAAGGCAATTTGTTTGTCAAATGTGCGAAGTCGAATCCCGCCGCGAACTAGACACCAACCCCGAAGCAAACAAAGCTTGGCACCGTTTAATTTATGAGCCGTATCGGATTTATCTTGAAAACTTAACCAAGGAAAAACCATGAACCTAACCACCACCCTACGCCAATTCACCGCCCACGGCATAGCCAAAAGGCTAGACCTATCAGGCGACAAGCATCGATTCTTTAGCCTGAGAACGGCAAAAGCCTGGACTGCTTGGCTTGGGAAGGCTAAAAAGGGGGGGCATTAAATTATGTCAACAAGTGGCGCAGCAGTAGCAATTTCAAGTGTGGCACTAGCGGAGGCAAGCGCGGCTAAAACCGAGGCGTGCAAAGCAACGGTCAAAACGTACAAACCAGAAACCGCAACAGTCGCAGAAATGCGCGGTTATACAGAATGCGTGCAAAGGCTACATCCAAACGATTTACCGGTCGGCGCTGTGATTGTGATAAAGGTAGCAATTGTGCTGGTGCTGATTGGCGCAATCGTGGGCGCGTGGAAGTCTTATAAAGGCAGCGGCTATTTTGGTTGGTTTAACGTTGCGATGGGTTTTGTGACGGGAGCGGCAGCGGTTGCTGCGATATTGTTTGTGGGTGCTTTAGTGCTGGCTGGCGTCGGCTTTGTGTTTGAGGGTCTTGTCAATTGGAATCCGAACATGACCTACGGCGGCGAAATGGCTTGGGAAGGCCAAGAAATCCTAAATGCCGATCTTCGACCTAAATAAATCAAAGTCACGACGGCGCATATTGCGCGTGCCCAGTTCGTATGCCTGCCAAGACTTGGCGCTCAGGTCTAGCTTGGCCGCCGCGAGGGCTTGCGTGAGACCGCTGGCAGCGCGTAGAGCCTTTATTTCGGCTGGGGTGGGGGGTTGTGGCTTAGGCATGGGCGCGGTCAATCAAAGCAGTTATTGCCGCCGTCAATGGGTCAATGTTGGCAACGATGCAGCCAGCATGTTCCAGACTTCTAAGCGATATTTGAACGCTTTTAAGCATCTCAAGCATTTCCGGTGCAAGTTGGATAACTTTTGCATCAGCGAGGCGGTCAACAACCGCAACACGCACATGCTGGTTTTGAATTTCAAAGCGGCTATCGCCGTGATTAACAATTCCAGGCCAAGTAAGTTGGTTCATGATTTTTCCTTTTTGGGTTACAGGGTGGGGTTAGGCGCGGTACACAGTGCCAGTCAATGGAGCCGCTTCGTTATCTCGGTTATCCAAATTAAAAGGTATATGGTAGAGATTGTTTTCTTCACAAAAACCTGCAGCGTCGCTGGTTTCAGCAAATTGCGCCACAACAAGGAAGTTGTAGGTCAGCGCCAGGTGAACCAGAGGGCGTTTTGTGTTGGTCATGATTTTCTATCCTTTAAACAACCCAGCAAAATCGCTGGCATGAATGCATTGTAGCCTACATTGTAGGCGTTGCAAGCGTTTAAACAGTGTTTTATCAACTATTTGATAAGTATTTACCCTAATATGACACAAGAAAGAATTCGTAGCGCCCTGAACGCTTGCATCGACGGCTTGACGCTTGCAGAAATCTGCATCAAGGCTGAAATGTCACGTTCTCACGCCACGGCTGCCGTGAGTGGCATGACAGATGTTTACATCGACAGGTGGACGGTTGAGCGCATCAAAAAAGTGAAGCGCGAGGAAATCCCAATTTATGCAGCCGTGTACATGGCCGCGCATGTGCCTGACGATTGCCCGAAACCGCAATAAACTTAAAAAGGGTTAAACATAATGCAGTCAATAACTTGGGGGCAGTGTGACCGCCAAGCCTCACAAGGATGGATGATAGCTACAGGTAATGGTTATTGGTCGGCCTCGTGGTCAGGAACGCATAACACACATGAGCGCGATGGAAAAGTTTCTTTTGACGGCAAAGTGTGGCGTAGTGAGCGGAGCGTAAATATAAGCATACCCTGTGCAGTAATGGATGACTATGGTTTTTTAATGCCACTGGCGGTTAAGCATTGGCCGCACAACCTTAATAAACTGGAGTAGTTTGATGCGCGATGACTCAAAAGAAATTCTTGACGAAATACTTGCAAAGTGGCACGAATGGGCAAAAAGCTACAGCATTGTTAGAGTGTCTGGAGCTAACCCTGTGTTTCGCAATGCCAAATCAAGCCGTGGCTGGGACACGGTAGACGACATTATCGACGGCGAGATTAGCAGCGACATCATGAAGGCCGTGGACTTTCAGGTGTCAGAGATAGCACAGCCGCACCGCAGCGCAATCTACGAGAACGCCCGTAATTGCGCCACCGGGCAGACTGTATGGCGTAGTCCACGGCTACCCGCTGACCAGCTAGAGCGCGGCGTGATTGTTCTAGAAGCTAGAAACCAGCTGATGCGGCGGTTAATCGCGGCTGGTGTGCTGCCACAACAAGGAGTTGATTAAATGAACATTGACAAAAAAAATGAAATAACTGCTGGAAATTTATTGACATTTATAAGCCGTGCGACTTTTGGCAAAGGGGCACGCTATGCGATAGCAAGTCAAGATTTTTTTAAAATGTACACTGAAACGTTTCAAAAAACCCAAATTTTGGGATCATGCGTTATCGATCCTGATGGTAAAAAAGGCCTCTATTATTTTGGGTGCGGCTACAAAATCCCAATATACCCCGACAACAATTTGAAATCAGGCATCAAATTCTTCAATGCGTCAGGGAGATTAGTTGCAAAAGTTGGCAATCCACAAGAAATCAACGAAAAAAATTGTGAAAATAGTTGACAAACCCCTTTTTTTAATGATAATGGCGAACTGGAAGGCATAGTCGCCTCTAAAATTTGTCAAGCTGCTAAACTTACGAATGTTGGTGGTGTTGTTAGGATTGTTCATTTAAGCCACCTTCGCCGCTTGAGCATCACGCCTAGAACGCTGGGGAATCCCGGCAGTGCTGGCCTTAATTGGCGGCGCGCACCTGATGCAGCACTTTTAGCAGTTGCTCTTTTTAGAGCACTTTCGCCCGCCTCGTGTGGGCTTTTTTATTTCATAGTGAGGCGATATGGGAAACCCCAAGTCGTCCGCTGGTAACAGCCGAAAACAGCCGTCAGGCAAACCATTCCCGAAAGGGGTCAGTGGTAACCCGTCAGGACGGCCAAAGCTGCCAGAGGACGTTAAACACGTTCGAGAGCTGGCGCGGCAGTACACAGACAGAGCTGTAGAGACTTTGGCTAGGGTAATGGCTACAGGCTCGCCCAATGCACAAGTAAGCGCGGCCAATGCTCTTATAGATAGAGGCTGGGGCAAGGCAGAGCAGCCGATCACAGGTGCAGACGGCAACGCTTTAAAGTTTGAAGTGACCGGGCTTTCGTGGTTGCAGCCAACAATTCAAATCCGCAATGGCGGCTAATGTTGGCATAAACAGCTACGCACCACGGCAACCGTTCATAGACTTCCACAACCGTTTTGAGCGGTGGGCGGTGCTGGTCTGCCATCGGCGCGCAGGCAAGACGGTAGCCTGCGTTGCAGAGCTGGTGTTAAGTGCGCTATTTTGTACAAAACCAGATGGTCGTTATGCGTATGTCTGCCCACAGTTCAATCAGGCCAAAGACGTTGCTTGGCTTTATATTAAGCGGCTAACGGCTGACATACCAAACATTCAGTACAACGAGAGTGAGTTAAGGGCGGACTTGCCTAATGGGGCTCGTATCAGGCTTTATGGTGCTGATAACCCGGACAGGCTGCGGGGTTTGTACCTTGACGGCGTTGTTCTTGATGAGTTCGCAGATATGCGGTCTAGCGTGTGGGGCGAAGTTGTTAGGCCGATGCTGGCTGACCGTAAAGGCTGGGCGGTGTTCATTGGAACGCCAAAGGGCCACAACGACTTCTACCGCTCATGGCTCTATGCCAAGCAAGCGGCAGACTGGTTTGCGCTGATGCTGAAGGCTAGTGATAGCGGTTTAATTGATGCTGATGAGCTGGTAGACGCGGCCAGGGGCATGACTGACGACCAGTACGCCCAAGAGTTTGAATGTTCGTTTGAAGCAGCCATTGCAGGCGCTTACTACGCTAAAGACATTGTCGAGGCACAAATTACCGATGTGCCATACGACCCTGAATTGCCCGTGTTTACCGCTTGGGACATTGGCTATAGCGACGATACCGCCATCTGGTTTTATCAGGTTACACGGGGCGAGATTCATGTAATCGACTTTTATGCGATAAATTTAAAAGGCGTTGAACATTACGTTGACGTGCTAAATGGGATTGACATGGATGATCCTGAGCCCGTCAAAGAAAAAAAGCGCAAAACGCACCGCATTAACTATCAATACGCCAGCCTAGGTGATAAGCCTTTCTTATGGCTACCTCATGACGCAAGGGCAAAAACCTTTGCAAGTGGCGGGAAAAGTACACAAGAACAGTTTTTCAGACTAGGGTATGCTAGTCGAATTGTTCCTGATCTGAGCCTGCAGGACGGCATACAAGCGGTCAGGATGTCGCTCCCACGCATGTGGTTTGACGCTGAAAAGTGCAAAGACGGCCTTGAGGCCATGAAGCTTTACCGGCGTGAGTGGGACAGTGATAAAAAGGTGTTTAGAGACAAACCACTACACGATTGGACAAGCCACGCTGCGGATGCGGCTAGATATATGGCACTAGCATGGCAGGAGGCAAGACCTAAAGAAGAAGTGCCCTTAGCACGCTGGGCAGCTAAGGGGCAGCCTGATGGCACGATACGGACAGCGACACTTGATGAATTGTGGGCAAGCGCAAAACAGAAAGATGAGCGAATATGATTGACTCAGAAAGCATTAAGCACAGAGCAAAAACTCAGATATTGGCGGAATTTGCTACTATTGAATGCAAAACACAGTATCAGCCATGCCGCTCATACGATTGGCCACGCCGCTATCTTGCAAGAGCCTACGGCAATCGCATCCCTATGCTAGTTGGCGATTACGCATTTATCCCAAGCAAAATTATTAGTGTGACTGACGACTACGGGACGTGGCGCGGCACATCATCAATTGAAATACATCAAGAATGAGTCTCTTCCCAATAGCATCCGACAAAGTGCAGCTAACCACTGTTGCCATCGATGCAGGGGATAACTACGTCCAAGGCTTGCGCATCAACAGCTTGAACACGCTATGCCGCGCGGCTACGACTGGCGGCGCTCAGTACTCTAACGGGCTTCTATTGAGCAATGACGGACAAGTGATTTGCGTAGACGCAACAGCAGGGTTGCCAACTGGCACGCAATATTGCAACGGTTTACCACTGTCTGGCGGTGCATTGTGTATATCTACCGGCGCGGCAGTCAGCTATTCCAACGGCCTGCCATTCGCTGCTAATGGCGCGGTGGCTGCGCAGGTGTCGTATATTTTAGATATTTTAGAAGCACTAGGCGTAAGTGCGGCTGCTGCATACAGCACGCACCAGCTAAAGAGCTCCGCGACTAACTGCATGCTGGTTCGTCGGTCGAGCGACAATGCCCAGACCGATATTGGTTTTACCGCCGGCGGTGATCTGGACACAACGGCGTTACTGGCGCACGTCGGATCGCAGAACCTGCTGCTGCGATCCCAGGAGTTTGAAAACGCGGCGTGGGAGGGGTATGCAGGGTCAGCCGAAACCATTGCGGCGAACTCGGAAATAGCCCCCGATGGCACACTGACCGCAGAGAGATGCACAGTGCTGTCATCAACGTCTGGCAGATATCAAACCATCACGCTCGCTGCGGCGGGGCAGATCACATGCTCGGTCTTTATCAAAGCCGGTTCAACTGGCACTTGGGCGCGTATCGGGTTTTTTGATACGGCAGTCGTCACCAACCAAGCCCGCTGCTGGATGAATATGCTAACCGGCGCGATTGGCACTGTTTCGACAATAGGCTCTGGATGGAGTGGTGCAACGGCAAGTTCAACGTCTGTTGGCAATGGTTGGTATCGTATATCGCTCACCGCGACCTGCACGGTTACGGCAATAACTGTGATCAATACAGCCGCCGATGCGGATAATACGACAAGCAGAACTATCGGGCAAAACCGCATTATCTGGGGCGCGCAACTGAATACGGGTGCGACCGCACAGCCGTATTACGCAACAACGAACGTAGTCCGCACAACAGGCGACGGCTTTGTTACCACTTGGTACGACCAATCAGGCAACGGGCTCAATGCCACGCAGACAGACCCAACGAAGCAACCGCAAATTGTCAGCAATGGGGCGATGATAACTGCGGGCGGTAGGCCTGCCATCTTGTTTGATGGCGTGGATGATTATTTAGCTGCCGCTTCTCCGCTTATTGGCACAACGCACAGTTTGTTTGTTCTATTCACACCGACGATTGAAAATCAAACCGGGTCTTTGTTTGGGCAGTGGTTTGCTGGCGCAACTGGCCGTTTTACAATTCTTGTAAACCAAATTGCAAGTGGAGCTGCGTTGGCTGGGTTTTTGAACGCATTCAACGCTTCAGCGACGGCAGGCGGAGGCAGTGGTGGTCTCGCCGCAGATGTTGCTATTTCAAATACACCCACTTTAATCACATCTATATCAACCACCGGAAGTGAGCAGTGGAAATTGTTTAAGAACGGCGCGCAATGGGATAGCGCAACAATTCCGAGCGTCTATACGGGGGTCAATAGCGCAATAGGTTCGTTGAATGGAACTGGATCATCGCTCCCATTTGACGGCACTGTATCAGAAATCATAGCCTTCCCCTCCGTCCTCTCCACCGCCGACCGCCAAACCCTTGAGCGTAACCAAGGCGCCTACTACGGCATCACCGTAGCATAAGGAAAATCATGAAAATCCTACAGTTTCTTTGCCCTACAAACCCACCAGCCGAACAGCTCAAGGCAATCATGCTTGAGCAAGTCAACACATGGTCACGCCTGCAACGGCTTGCCAGTGATCCTGAATACACCACACAGCCATTTGACATGAGCATTTGGCACGAACACACCGCCACGGCAGGATTGTGGTGGATGGACTACGACTCCGTATACGCCAACATCGGCGACGATGGCCGCAAAATCGCGGATCAAATGTTGGAGCCGGGACCGCTGACAGGAATTCTGCTACACGCGCCGCTGGTGGCGGCAATGCCAAACATGAAGCTGCAACTTGTCGATGTGGCTGACCCGGTAGCGGCCGGGTATTTGCCAGAGCCTGAAAGCACCGAGCTATGATTTTGGCTTTACGCAGAGACCCTCCCTCTAACGCTAACCTGCTGGGCCGACTTTTTTCGCGGGTCATCAAAGCCCGGCTCGTCAGTGACTTTTGTCATGGCGGCATCGTTATTGATGGCGATTTGTACCAAGCCAACAGCCTGCACGGGCTGCATAAAGTACCACGCGGGTCATGGACACCAACCAATTGGGTATTGCTTGACGTGCAGGGCGACGACGCGGCCGCGCTGGCCCTGTTTAAAAAGCACGAAGGTGCGCAATACGATTGGATGGGCTTATTAGCGTTCGTGGGCCTACGTGCTGGCCGTGACGGTTGGATGTATTGCTTCGAGTGGTGCTGGCTGGCAATGACGGGCAGCAACCCAACGGCGCGGGTTACGCCGGAAAAATTGCTTACCTACCCACTCGTGGTGCGGTCATTTGCCAGAGCCAGAATTATTAATCTAAAAGATAAACAATGATCGAATTAGATGACAGCGGCGTAGACGAAAAAGACCGCGCTGGTTTGGCGCGTCGGTGGGCGGCTGATTTAGATCAGGCCAAGAACGCCGATAAAGACTTTATCAAAGCTGGCCGCAAGATCGTTGAGCGTTATCGGGATAAGCGCGGGGTTGATGACAACTCGCGTAAATACAACATCCTTTGGTCAAATGTGCAGACGTTGATGCCTGCCGTTTATGCCAAAAAGCCAAAAGCGCAAGTGCAGCGTAGATTCAAAGATGCTGACCCTATTGGACGTTGCGCCTCGCAAATATTAGAGCGTGCTTTACAGTTTGAGATTGACCATTACTCAGACTATGACAGCACAATCAAAAACTGTGTGCTTGACCGCCTGTTGCCCGGGCGCGGCACGACTTGGGTAAGGTTTGAGCCTGCCGATACACCAGAACAGCCCGAAGCCGCCCAAAGCCCGGAACAGATCACAGACGACAGCGCATCTGAAAGCATGGGCGCTTACGAGTGCAGCCCTTGTGATTATGTGTATTGGGAAGATTTCCGGCACTCACCTGCACGGACTTGGGAAGAGGTTACATGGGTTGCGCGCCTTGTCTATATGGGCAAGGATGAGGGTATTAAGCGCTTTAAAGACATATTCAAA